TGAAGTCCTTCTTATTGACGGCATAATTGCTCCCCAGTGCTGTGGTATCATAATAGTAAATAACTTGTTTGCATTTGTGATTGCGGTAGTAATTGCAGAAGTCGGCAATGAGTGCCGGGATCTTCCGCTCGAACTTAACATAGAAGGACCGGATGACATTGAGTCGGCCGTCCTGTTCCTGGCCTGCCACGATCCAGTTGATATTTGCGTTGTAGTCCATACCTATGCATATCGGCTTATCCGGTTGCACATCGAGATCCGCCTGGCTGTTGAGCATGGCGCGGTACTCAGCTTCCGTATGCCCATAGCCGAGCGACATGAGCCACTCGTTGTCGGCAGCGTGGTACTTATGGCTTTCCTTCATGGAGTTGTAGAAGCCGTCTTGGAGAATACCAAGGCGCTTGCAGAGGATAGATGTCTGGAAGACGAGCGGCGGCAGGTCGCGCTTCATGTCCTTCAGATAGTTCACGCCGACTACCTCGAGGTTCTCGATGGTGCTGACCTCGACATAGAACACGGCAGCAGCACGTAGCTGATTCAGGATCCTGTTGTTGCTCCTCAGATGGTGCTTCAGATAGGTCGGCACCGGTTCGCCTGCAGCACGCAAGTCCCGGACACGTTTCTTCAGCCGGTACTCCACATTCAGGCAGCCTTCTATGGCGCGGATGATCTCCGTATCCATCTTCTCGCGATAGTTGAGGAACCAGCTGCCCTTGGTGCCGACCGGCATATCCGACATGATCATTATCGAATGGTGGTAGCTGTGCATACCGAAGTGTGCTTTGATACCGCCATTGGCAGGCAGGGTCTCGTCCTTCAGTTTCTCGAAGTTGATGAACTTCGCCTCATCGACGAGCAGCCAGTCCAAGGTGAGGGAGTTGGATGATCCGGCAAGGTCCTGGGATATGAGCACGGCTCGGCTACCGTTGTAGAACGATATGACGTGCTCGAACTCCCGCGGCTCGATGATAGCCTTCTCGAAGTATTTGGGCGGCTTCTTGCCTACGACGTAGTGCACGCCCTCGATGAGTCCCATCGCCTTCCAGCAGGTGAACAGTCCCGGCAGGGTGTTCGTCAGACCGTGGCGGAACGTGGGCACGACTATTCCTCCGGTACTGCCCTTCATGCGCTGCATGTTCCGATAGACGAACGGCGCACCCATGCCGTAGGTCTTACCGGTACGACGGCCGGCGACAACCACCGTCGTCTTGGCGCCGATGTACATGACGCGCTGCTGGATCTTATTGAAGTATATCTCTGCCATGATTTATTAGTACCGGGGGTTTGTCACCCTAAACACCGGGGGTTTATACCCCTTCCCCCTAGGGGTTGTTATTTTCGGCCTCAGGGAAGAGTTGATCTTCCTCGAGGTCGGCTTCCTCGTAGTCGATATCCTCGATATCCGGATTGTCGGCAGCGAGCTTCTTACGCAGCCGTGCCTTGACCTCTTCCACGTTCGGTATAGGCTTGCATCCGACGAGCGACGGATCGGACGAGGGGCTGAAGGACTGGATAACGATGAGTTCGAAGGGGAACTCCTTTTCATCGTCAAGGTCAACGCGGTTAACCTTGCCCAGTTCCTTCGCCGCCATTGCCATTGCCTTGGTGTCCTTGCGTGCCTTGGCCATGTTGTAGGTCTCAAGCAGCATGTCGCTGACGCGTGTGCGCCAGAACTCACGCGTTGCCGGCGTGATCATCGGCATGAGCTGCTTGACCAAGGCAAGATCGGCATAGGCTACGGACTGCGATATCTGATGCTTCGCCATCATCTGGCTGATGAACGTGCGGTCGCGTCCGGAAGGGTTGTCGAGGAACCAGTTGTACATCTCACGCAGACGCAACAGGTGCTGCACCCTTTCCGGTGCGTACTTGCCCTGCAGCTCCTCCATGGGAGTGAACATCTCTGTCCGGGCGAGGTCTATGGTGCGGAGTTGTGCCATTACTCATCATCCTCCATATCGAGGAGGTTACGTTGTACGTTGTCGAGGGCGAGCGGACTGCCGACCTTTGCGAGCTTCATCTCCTGATCACGGAGCTGCACCTTGGCCAGTGCCTTGCCACGCAGATAGCGGCGTGCTACCTCCGTGACCTTGGCGGCGATGTCACTGCGCAGCTGTGAGGCATCGACCTCGATGATGAGAGCGATGTCGGTGATGGGCATGTAGATGGAAGCCAGCTGCTCGACCTGTTCTAATTGTTTTGCTGTGTAATCCATTCCCTTGCGTCGTACTCAAGGTTGATAAATGTGTCAACAGCTATCTCGAACATGCACATCGCTGTGCCGGGAATGAGATGCTGGCTGACCTCTTGCATGTTGATCCGGGTGTCAAGGTACTGCATATTCTCCTCGAAGCGGCGCTCCTGTTGGATGAGTACCGAGCAGAACTGCCGGAACAGTTCCGCCATGATATCCATGCATTGCCGGCGTGCCTTCATGTCGCCATACTTGTGGCGCATGGCGAAGAACACACTGCGGATCTTGCGTTGTCTTGGGGAGTTATCCAGCTCCGTGAAGCCGGCGGCATTCTCTACTACGAACACGAAGTTGGCGGTACTTTGCATCGCACCTACTGCCTGCTCGAGTCCTTCCAGTCCGGAAACTTGCACGAAGCGAAAGCCCTTCTCCACGGCTAACTTGTTGCTCGCGGTAAGGCGCTCGAAGAAATCTGTCGCACTCCATACTTGGGTTGTTGGTATCATATTACTTCTTGATTTGTTTCTTGAGCTCGTTGTACTCCTCTGCCTGTGCATCGAGTTCGGTCAGAGCGCGATACACATCGAGTGCCAGGATCTCCTTCTCCTTGGTGATGTCGCCCTTGGTGAGCGCACGGATCTGCGTGTTCATTGCCTTACGCAGTGCCGTGCCTATATCGCCGGTACTCTCACTCACCGGTGAAGGAACGAAGAAATTGCTGAAGAGAGCAGCGAACCGCTGCTTGATCGATGCGAACCATACGAACACGCTGTAAGCCTCCGGCGCGGTAAGCTGCATCTGTGCGCCATACAGCACGGCGGCCATGGCATTGAGGCAGTCGATGCGCTTGGTGTGAACGTAGCCTTGGTAATTGTTCTCGAGTACCAGGTACTGCTCGAACGGCAGTCCCTGCAGGTCGGGTCGGTACAGCGCTGCGTGTCCTTGGATCTGCTCGAGACATACAGGGTACTCAGGAATAGACATCAGCCAGTCCATCATCGGCAGGAAGCCTGCCAACTGTTCCGGACGGATAGACTGCATCATGCCCTCGAGCTTGCCCCAGCGGATGATACACAGCGCCTTGATCTGCTCCTCAGAGTATTGCTCCGAGGACAGCAGGAAGTACGCATAATGCAGTTGCTTCTGTGTCAACTCCTGCCAGGATGTGGGGACGGTGACATTCACGATCATAGCCAGTACCCTCCGCTCTTCTTATCGTTCACGTAACGGTGATCTGCCCACTTCTCGGCTACCGTTGAGGATGCCCAATGGGGGAACTCGGCGGTGTGTGTCCGGATGAACTCCACCAGATCCTGCACATCGTGCTTGGTGTCGTCACCCTTCAGCTGCTTGCAGATGATATCCTTGATCCGGATGAAGAGGGTGTTGTATCCTTTCGGACGCTCGATCTCGTCGGCGTACGTCCACTCAACAGCCTCTTCCAGGATATCGTAGGTAACGGCATCCTCGGCAAGGTCGTGCTGTATCTTCAGCACCTTCGGCCGTTGTTCCATGAACCGGTCGAACAGGTGCGTACTGATACCCTGCATCCTTTGCGCCTCGTAGCCGGCAAACACCGTACGGCTGAAGGTCGTACCTGCTCCTCCGAGATTCAGTACCAGTTGCTCTATAGCGTTGTCACGATGCTCGATCAATGCTTCCGCAAGTTTGTCGGTACGATCCTTCGATGCCGGTGCTGTGTTGCCGTTGCTGACTATACCGAAGCCGTTCTCTGTCAAGATGACATTGAGCGAAGGTATGGCATTCCTGAATGCCTCTGCAGCCACGATGGATTGCGCATATACCATGGCGGTCTCGTTGTCGAACACCGAAGGCTTGGCGACGTTCCTGAACAGCCAAGACTCAGCCATGATGATATACGACTGGATCTTCTCGAACAGATTCTTCTCGCCTTCCACTGCAGTCACCACGTTTGGGATGAACTGCATCAGTTCGTCATTACTCTTGATGATCTTCATTGTTGTCCTCCTTTCCGTTGTCCTTGGTTTGTTTGATGTCCTTATGCTCATCGAGCGTCGTGAGCTGCATGATCTGGATGGTAGGCTTGACATCCTCCCAGCCGTTGATATAGCACACGAGCTCGTGAATACGCTTGAGTAGGTCATGCGTCGGTTTGTTCAGCAGCTGCGCAATCATATACAACTCGCGCTTATCCGAGCCGGAGTTGTTCGTCTGCGCCTTGCCGGGTACTGAGCCGACGAGATTACTGTGCACGCCCATCACGAAGCAAACCATGTTGATTGCTTCCTGTATATCCGTTTCCCAATCGCCACCCTCTTTGCTCTGCTCGAGGTTGGTGATGGTGATATACGGATTGGGCTTGCCGGTTGTCGGATCAAGGTACGCGCCGCTGAAGATAACCCTGCCGGAGTTCTCTGCTCCGGTGAGGAAGTCAACCAACTCTTGCTTTTTCTTGTTGACTATCTCTTGCTTTTCCTTATCACCGGTGGCACCTGCCTCCTCAAAGACAGTTTCCCAGTACTCATTGTCGATGGTGATGAGGTACTTGAGCGGTGCAGCGTTCTTGAGCTTGTAATACTTGGCAAGAGCGATGAGCTTCTTGATGTCATACCATTTCCCTTTGAATAGGCTGCCATAGTACGGGATAGGATAGTACGTGCTATCCGGAGTCGGCATGCGCGTCACGAGGGCAAACTGCTTGTGAACCATACCCTTCTTGCCCTTATTCTCCTTCAGCAATTCTTTCAGATCCGTGATAGGGTCATCCTCGTCGAGCATGACATAGCTCTGCACCTTCTCCGGCTTGGGTACTGACGAACGGAAGTCACCGTAATACACGTAGCGACGACCGCCACCATTCTCCGGAGAGAAACGGCAGTACATAGCTTCCTTCCTGCGGATCGATGCAATGGCATTACCGGCACGATTGAGCGTGAACAGCGTGACAGTGAACTGCCAGAACTTCATATCGGTGCACGTTCCAAGATGGAAGGATGCAAGGTTGTTCATCCGGCAGAAGTCCCTAACTGCCTTCTTGACGGTATCGTTAGCTGTGTCCGGCAATACATACTCGAGCCCGGCAGCATAACAGTTCTTGATGTTGTGCTGCTGGCAGGTATTGATCGTCTCGTCAGACTCAATCTGCTCGAGGATATCATACGGCATCTGGTTGTCTATACCCCAAGGCATAAACTCCCAGCCGTTGCTCATCTTGGTGGGACGTATCTGTTCTGTATCAGTGTCCTCTTTCCAGATCTTCTTGGAGGACGACGTGAAGGCAGCAAGTACCTTGGCGTACTCACCGGCCTTTATTGATTCAACGGAAAAAGTAAACGGTTCTTTCATTGCGCAATTCAATTTATGCGCAAAGATACAAATGCGCGCACGCGCGGCAAAAATACAACGGTCAGATCATGACTTCACAGCCATTGATAGACATGATAAGGATATCGCGAACGGTGCGGATCTCTCCGGACGTGAGCATCTTGATGCGGCGCGTACCCTTGTATTTATCGAACTTGAGTCCGATGCAGTTGTTCAACTCGAGGACGCGTCCTTCCTTGGTGAGGACGACCAGATCCACAGGCTCAGGACGCATCAGCATGTCGGCCATGGTGGATATATGAATAGGTCTTGCCATTATAGTTTCGATTTGAGTAGTTCTGACAGAGGGACGGAATGGTGCTGCATCAGATCCGTGAAGGAACTCTCGAGCACGGCATATATACCGGCATCGGTAGTGACGATGGCGCACTCATGGCGATTGCCGCGCGTCAGGTTCTGACTGGTGATGATAGCCACACGCATCCCCGGGGATTCGAGTAGTATCAGCTTGGAGTGGTTATCGGCCAGGAAGCATTTGTCTATGGTTTGCACGATGAACGGCCACAGGCGCAGAGTCTTCTGCGTAGCCTTGTAATCGAGCAGCAGCTGTATGTCCGTGACCTTACCGCTGCGCCTCAGGTGATAGAGGCGGCGGATAAACTCCTCACTGATTGAGAAGGATGTTTGGCGGATGGTAGCCTCACCCTGCATCTGAGCGAGGCACCATTCCACCACATCGGCTACCTGCAGCTGATTGCTCAGGTATGCCTGCATAGGACACTCCGACAGTGGACGTAAGACGCTATCAACTGCCTTACTTACCATCTACCGGAGCGGAGTAGGTATCGTACTTCTCCCAGTTGGCACGGTACTTCGTATCCAAGTCGATAAGCTCCTTGACGAACGGATAGCGGTCGCCATCCGGGCATACGGTCTTATCGTGCGTGTTCATGATCACGAGCAGCTGCGCACGGTTGTGACGCATCTGCTGGAGCAGATTGATGTTCTCTACGTAGAGAGCCTTGATCTCTTCCGGAAGGCTGTCGTGGTCTTCACGTTTGCCCTTGGCGAAGCGCTCCGTCTTCTGGATGCGCGTCTCGGGTTTCCAGTTGTCGAAGCCTGGCAATCGCTCATCAAGCTTCTCGCGCTTGGCGATGCCTTCAGCCTTGGCTGCCATCTTCTCCACCAGTTCGTGATCGGAGTTGTCCTTCACGCGAACCTTGTAGAACTTCGACAGCTGGTACTCAACCATCTTGCCGAAGCGCTTCGGGAACTTCTCGTAGTTGTTACCGAGGATTACGTTACGAGTGATCTGCCGGCACAGCCTTGCACCGGTCTTCACGTCACGCTTATCTGCAGGGGTTTCCATCCAGTCCTGCAACTCTTTTTTCAATTTCTCATCCATGATCCATGAAATTTACTGTTCAACATCTTCAGCACCCGAGCCGCTTCCGGAACCTGAACCCGAACCGCTGCCGGGATCTTCCTCACCTGCTCCGCTGCCGCTACCTGATCCGCTGCCTTCCTCCTCTTGGACGGTGGCAGCCTCCAGCAGCCTCTTCAGATATACAGCACACATGTCAGCTACGTTGCGGTCGACATTGCTACTGCAAGAGGCGCTGCGCCACTTCTTAGCCATTGAGGCCATCTCCACGAGGTTGTGAGCCTCTTGGATATATTCTTCATCAATGATATAGTTCATACTGCTATTGATTATCTACGCCTGTAACAAATATGAGATTCTTCCCCATAGGAGCAAGCAGGCGGTTCATTGCTCCGAGGGTTGAGCCGGTGGTAACAAAGTCATCGAAGACTATCAGATTCGGCTCTGAAGGGATAGTGCCCGGAGTGAACTCGGCATTGATGCGCTGTTTGTTCTGCGCAAATGCCACATCCGGAATGTATGGAATCTGCAGCCGGTCGGCTATTGCTTCAGCTACGAGGCAGGCGAAGTTCCGCTCCTTGTGACGACGGCGCGGTGTGGTCACAACGGCATAGCCACCATTCCAAAGATATTGCCCGAGGACGGTACTGAGCGTGTCGGCTATACGATTGGCAAATAGAGGGATGTTTGCATCGCTCTCCTTGATTTCGGCAAGGGTTTGCCCCTTGACGGATCTGCGCCATATAGCTATGACACGCAAGCCTACCTTGGGGAACATGTGGATATGCTCTTCAGACAGATCACAGCGCGCCAGTTCGGCACTGTCGGCATGCCATGCCTTGCGTGATGCTTCAGCAAAGATATCGCGTGTGGCTGTAGGCTGCCCGATAGAAGAAAGGATGTCGGAGAGTGAAGCCGGACGAATCGACTCCATGCTCTCCGACATCGACGGACTCTTCTCTATGGTCAGATCATCCAGGAGCATTACTCAGCGCCGCTGCCGCTTCCTGAACCTGAACCACTACCCGAACCGGATCCAGAACCTGCAGGGCTTCCGCTTCCGCTACCGCTACCGCTGCCTTCCGATACAGCCTGGCTGCCTCCGCCGGGGCGGGACGGTGCTTGCGTACCGCCGTTGCCGCTACCCGAACCCGAGCCAGTACCATCCTCCTGCGGGTTGATGATACCATCCTCGGTATCAATCTCGCCGGTGTAGAACGGTGCAGGGATGAGGTCGGTGCACTCGGCGTTGATGGTGGTCGATGCAGTACCGGTAGGACCTTGACCGGAGTCTTGGTTCACGGTTACCTTGGTCTGATACATCTCGTTACCGATCACGCGGAACTTGCCATCGGCATCCTGCGGAATGAGTACGAGATCCGAGTTGTTCGCCATCGAGGCAAACAACGTAGCTTCCTCTTTCGTGCCCGGGTGAACACCGACGAACTTGTTCAGCTGCGTCTGGCTGGGCACCTCGCCCTGAGGCTCAGAGGTGTGACCGGAGTTGTTCACCAGAAGGTCGATATAGTGGAACTTAGCGCCTGAAGCCAGCTCGAACGAGCCTACATAGGTCGCCGCTGTAGGACGGCCATATTCATCCTTCGGCAAGGTCGGCCACTTGGTGATGAGGCTCTTGTGGATGAAGTACACGCGACGGCGCAAGCCGGGCAGTACAGGACGTCCCTCACACCAAGCAAGGCTGGCAGCCAAAGGTGAGCAGTTAGTTACTTGAGACATAATATTCTACTGTTAATTGGTTTGACAATGACCCCACCGGCTCAACACCGGCGAGGTCGTTAACTTTAGTTCGAACCCGAACCGCTACCTTCAGCCAACTCAGCAACGAGCAAGCGACGAGGATCGATGCTCTCGAAGTTCACACCGAAGAACATCGTAGCGATGAACTCGAGAGTGAACGCAGAGAAGCGTGCAATCTCGATATCCTCGGTATCCGACATCTGATCAACGCCGATGAGCATGTTCTCCTTGGTGGAGAGATGAATGAACGAAGAACCGTCCTTAGAGGACAGCGGAACAAGCTCGCACTTGCCGTTCGATCCCTCGAGGATCTTCTGCTCAAAGCCCTTAACCCACGGCGTAGCGTTGTGGGTTGCGAAGTACGCATCCTCATACGCATCCATGATGTCTTGGGTGATGAACATCTTGGTCTTCTGCTTGCGCAGGATCTTGTTAGCGGCACGGAAGATGCTCTTGAGCACATCCACTGCGTTCTCTGAGGTGATCTCCTCATCCAGCTGCATGTAGTTACCCTTAGCTGCCGAGATGTTACCGGCGGTAATCTCAGCCGACGTGATGGTATCCCATCCGTTGAACAGATCGGCGCTGGTCGTACCGTTAGCGTTACGAACGGCGCTCCACAGAACGCTGTTGAGGTTCTCAGACAGAGTCTTGCAGATCTCGGTGAGCGACTTGCGGATGATATCCGCGTTCTTCATAGCCTCGCCCTTGGTAACGGCATTTTCGCCGATAACCAATGTGGCGGCAGAGTTCGGTTCGAACTCGTGGTCAATCGCACCCATGAAGGTCTCCAACTCACGGAACGCGAGGGTAGCATCCTTGCCACTCTTCATGTTCTGCTTGTAGGGAGCGAACTGAGCGTTCATGTTCAGAGTGCCAACAGTCTCCTTATAACGGATACCGGCACGTACAGTGACGTGGGGGATGATCTCCTCCAGACCGATGACGAACATCGCGAGGAACTCCTTGCGCCACTTGGTAGCAGCCTTCTGGTATTCAGCAAGCTGCGACGATGAAACTTTACCTACTGACATAGTTAGTTAATTAAATGGTTAAACAATACAGGATTACTCCTCGCCGTTCATCCAACGACGTGCGCGGTTGTAGACTTCCGCCATCTCCGCCAACTGGGATTTCTCCTCGTTGTCGGTAGGATGCTGGGTCTCTACGACCTTCTGATCCTTCACAGCTGGAGCTGCCTCCAACTCGGCGATGCGAGCGTTAGCGGTATCCAACTCGGTCTGCTTGGCAGCAAGTTGGGCTTGCAACGTCTCCACCTCCTTGTTCAGGTCAGCCTTAGCCTGATCAGCTGCAGCCAGCGCGCCTTCCAGCGCATCGAGCGCCGGTTCGTCGAGATGATACTTGCCTTCCGCATCAGCCTCCGGCAGAGCGGACTGAATGGCTGCCAGTACGGCGGCCACCAATACAAAGGTTTTCTTCATAAGACTTTGTTTTTGATTATTTACTGTTACCGGAGGTGCTGCAGCGGCGACCGGAGTATTCTCCGTGCTGCTTGCCCCGTCCTTTTTTGTGTTCTTGAAGATCTTGTTCCACAACGACTCCAAGCGAGTCAGGAGTGCATCTGCCTCTACCTCCATGTCCGGTACCGGAATACCTTCCGATGCCATGGCGGTAGCCACCGATGCGGTGAGGTGGAGTTGGTCGCAGTCCTCAACGATCTCGTCAACGAAGCCCCACTCCTTAGCCTCCTGTGCGGTCAGCCACTTCTCTTCAGCCATGAGGTCCTTCAGCTCATTCATCGGCTTCTTGCAGCGTTTCGCGTACATGGTGGCGATAGTGATATCTATCTTCTCGGCATCCTCGGCTTTCTTCTTGTACTCCTCTGCCTTAGCCAGAAGCTCGTCGGCATTCAGTGCATCCCACTCGAAGATCACGAACGAACACTTATGCACGAGATAGAGCGCAGAAGCGTCGATGGAGATGTGCTTGGCGCCCATGGATGAGATAGTAGCTGCAGACGCATTCATGCCACGATAATGTACATTGACATTTCCGTGAGCAGCAAATGCTGAAGATATCGACAGCGCGTCGGCGACAGATCCACCCAACGAATCGATGAGCACATTCACTTCCTGGTCTTGCTTTGAGTCCAGAAGATTATCCACCGTGTGCTTGTTGAAGTCCCAGTAGCCTACGGTACCTTTCAGTTTCAGATCAAATTTCTTTGCCATAGTTGTATGAATTAGAAAATCCGGATGCAAAGGTAGTTAATCCTGAGCAGAACGGGCAAAGACACCATATATTTATATATCACGTGTACATGCGAGTGAAAACGATGCGAATTGCGGTAGTTTTACAGGTTTGTTGATCGTTTTGCTGATGTCAACAAAATGATACGTGTTAAAAGCCCCGAAAAAGGGGCTTTTAACACGTATTACATGAGATACAGCGTATTGCGTGAACTTATGATAATTTTGTAGCTGAAGAGCGTGTTTTTTGCGCAAATTGCAATTCGAAGTAGCAAGGATCGGGGAAAAGAGCACCGAGGTAGTCGGCTACTCCGGTGTCGATGGCCGAGTCATAAATGGAGAAACAATTGGCATTTTCGAGTTCCTTCCAGTCTGCCGGAGTGTTGAGATGTTTGAGCTTGACATCCTTGCGATATCGACAGCGACGGAACGGACTGAAGTACATAATGGTGGCAGCCATTGGTGCGTTGGTACTGATTCCATATTCTGCTTTCCACTTATACATCCATTCCTGAAGACCCATCTTCATCAGATACTCCCACTCTTTTCGACGGTACAATTTATTCGTATGCCCCTCGTAATACCTCACATCCTCATAGTGCAAGTAATCCCTTATGAACCTACCGGTGTCAATCATCGTCTGGGTGTAGACCTTGCCACCGATACCTTTCTCTCCGGGTTTAGGCATGTGGTCACCCTTGTACAGGATAGGATAGTCATCGAACCTCGTATATTTGATGAAGAAATGATCGTCGGAAGATAATAGGAACTGCTCAAGACTGGTTTTCCGAAACACCTCGCGGATCTTCTTGAACACATTCTGTGCTGGAGAGTTGCCGGGTTCATCACTGCAGGGGATATACGTAACTCTTGCCGGGTTGATGAATTCCGGCAACTTATCGCCAACGATGAAGACGCGATTTAAGCCGATACCATACCGGCAGATGGAACGCAGGGAATAGCGCAGCTCATTGTTGTGCCACTTGCTGCCCGTGCCAATTACATATACTACATCCATTACAACAAAGCAATAATTATTATAAAAATCATACAAGCTAAGGCAACAAACCCTATTATGATATCATCTTTATTTGTTACCATACTACTTGATGAAATAATAGTGAACGCCATCGGTAGTCTTCAGGAACTGGCGACGCTGCTCACGCTTACGGTTATACAATCCTATATGTACCCACTCCGCACCATCGGCGCGTTTCTCGTCGATGTACTGGTCAAAGAGCAGGTTACGACTGCGCAGGAAGTTCCGGCAGAACACCTTGAACTCTGCCATCTTGCCATTCTCCGGCACGATATCAGCAGCCCAGCCGTATGGATGAGCAGATGTTGATGAGGACTGCTCCAGTTGGAACAGGCGGATGCCGGATGTAATGCGGATGCCGGAACCCCATGCCTCACGTAGCTGCTCGAGCAAGCAGGCAAGCTCGAACAGATGCCAGCACTGCTCATCATTTGGCGTGTTATCGAAGCCGAGTTTGTCGGCCGTTGCGGATCTGGTGAACTCAGACAGCCAGAAATGTGCTGTGAGTTGGATGTTTGGACGTGTCATAAAATGTTCTATTTTTAAGATTGCGGACGGCTTGGTATCAAAAATCCCCGAGCCGAGACAAAAAATAATGTTCGATTTTTAAGATTCGGACGGAGGGAGGCAAGCGATTTAACGCCTTTTGCCTTGCCTCCGTAGTACTGAGATTAAGATTTCGGGTCAGAACAGAATATCCGACCTAAAGGATTCTTGACGATGTGATTGTCCTTTGAACAATAAGGTACTCCTTCCGGTGAAAGCCGGAACCGAACACACTCCTCACATCTATAAAATGCTGGTACACTCATAAGAACGGTATAAATTTACGTGCAACAATGATATACGGTGCGGTGGTGGGGAACTTCTCCATCACCCAGCAGGCTACCTTGGCCAGCAGCAGTATCGCCGTTATCCAAAACCACCAGCTGCAGAACCTATTGTAGCCGGTTTGTTTGGGCACTTCGCGAAGCTTCGCGAGTTCGGATTTATAGTCCGACACACTCTGCTGAAGGCTGTCATTAACTGCTCGAGCTATCTCCAGACGGCGTGACAGGTCGGCTATCGAGTCACGCAGCTCATGGTGTACGTTAGTTTCGGTAACGCCCGCAACGTTCGTAGCTTCGCCGGTCTTTGCGTTATACGTTCCGCCTCCCGGGCCGAACTGAATGTGCAGGTGGGAACTATCCACCACCTGTACATGATGCTCTACACGCATTGTATCGACGAATGTAAAGTGAGTGGTGTCATGGTGGTGGTGCAGCACTATGCTGTCTCTCTGATGAACCTTTTCCGAGACTTTTACTGTCCGGCAGGACACAATCGAGGAAAGGAAAACCACCAGGGCGACACCAAGGATTAACGCCCAAAGTAGCCGAGAACATCCGCTACGGTTGCCAAAATCATCAAATTCTTCCATATTATTCTGCTTTTGAAAATAAAAGTTTGCTTTTTCAAATAAAAAGTGTTATCTTTGTGGCGCAAACATTAAAAACTCACAAAAATGAAACACTCCTATCTCCTTGCAGCTGCGTGCTGCATGCTGTTTGTAGCCTGCAAGCAGCAGAACACTCCCCAGCAGATTCAACAAGTAACATTCAATGTCAGCGCGTTCGGGCAGACCACCGAGCCGATGAACGGACCTGCCAAAGCTCCGCAAGCAACCATACTCGATGACGAAAACGGCACTGCCCTGACTGACCTGTATATATTCGACGGCACATCCCAAGTCGCCCATCAGACCAACGATGATCCGAGCTTCGGCACGGTCACCCTCAACCTCGCACACGGTGCTCACTCGCTGTCGTTCATCCTCACACGTTCTACCGGCATCAGCGTCTCGGAAGGCGTTATGACCATGACAGCCATCCGTCCCACGTTCGGCAAACTGCTGGCGTTAAACGTGTCCGGCAGCACACCGGCGCAGAACCTCACCCTTGACCGCATCTCCGGCCTACTCAGCATCACCATCAACGACCAGTTCCCGGCTGCAGCCAATCAGATTGAGTTCGTGATGGCTACCAAGTACACCCAAATCAATGTGGCTTCCCTGCTCGGCGTGAACGGTGCGGAGTGGAGTCAGAAGGTATCATGTGCGTCAAAGGTTGGTCAAAGCGGCGTGGAATATACCTTCAACACCATCTGCCCGAGCCTCACGGAGGAGTACACCAGCGACCTGACCATTAACATCTACAACAGCAGCGATGCCGTCATCTACACCGTCACCATCGAGGATGTGCGGTTCGCATCGAACACCAAGACCCTTATATCCGGCAACCTGTTCACCGCTCCGTCGGCATCCATTACCGTCAACACCTCATGGAACACAAGCATCGTAGGCGCCTGGTAAGTCCCGAGACCCATGTGCAGCCTGCAGAACCTATACATTGCCTTTGCGCCAGCGTTACTGCTGTCACTTTCTCTGTGTCTGTCGGCGTGCAGTGGCAGGACTGACGAACCAACACCCGAGGCGGAGCAATTTGCAGACGGCTCGGGCACGATAGTCTATCATACAGACTCGACCGAGTGGCGGGTCAAAATCTTCAAAGAACACTTGCTTTATTCTGATGCCGTAGCGGTGGTTCTGCCATCGCCGTGGCATATTCCTTCACGTGAGGAGGCAACGCTGCTCAAAACGCTTGTATTCGATCATCAGGAGCGTTTTGTGACCTCGGACGGCTACACGTTTGGTATGCCGTCAGCCTCTGTCAGCAAAGCCGGCAGCAAGACGCAGTACTCAGTCCTCGGTTTGCACATCCGGCGCACTGTCATTGTCGTCACTTTCTGAACTCTCGCTCTCTTCGGGGTCTTCGGGTTGGTGCTCCTCTTCCCATTCTCGTCGTTCGGCGTCTGTGCATTGCAACCATGGCTCGGCATGAGGCGGCAGACCTACTTCATGTCTGAACATACGCGGTTCGTCTGCTTGGTCTTTGTACAGCCAGTCGAATCCAGGATCTGGCGTTTGTACTCGTGTTGTAAATTCAGTTATCATAATCGTTATTTTGTTACAGTCCAATGTTTAATGTTGGTCAGATAGGCATAGATGGTCATGGTGCCCTCTGGGAATACGAACAGATGGCTTTCGTCTTTAATGGCATCATAGACGGCTGCGCTGAGGGTGAGGGTCAAGCCGGAGCCGTTGTCGGTGAGGCGCAAGGCGATGTAGGTGCGGAAGTTCTTTAAGAAT